CAGCAATGCTTGTTATTGCCTTTGGCGTAAGACAGACGATCACGGAGCTGGTCAGGACCATGTTCCAGGTCATCTATTCGACTGGAAATACGGACGATATTGCTGACGATTTCAAGAAATCGGTAGTAATATTGACAAATCGACTAACTGGCAACACGTTGCCAGCTTGTCGAAAAGATCCGACAAATGGTAATCAAAGAATGATCGTGGATCACCTCGAGAAACTTGTTCACGAGATGAAAGACGAAAATTCTATTGAAGACTTAGACATCTTCTGGTATGTCAGCATCCTGTCACAGACAAGATTGCTGCCATTACCCGGAAGAGAAATGTCTGCAAAGAAGGTTTGCTCGTACATAGAAGGAATTTCGAAACCGTACACGGTTAAGGAAACACTGAATGACAGGCAATCCTGGATACCTAGATCGCACTTCGAGTCAAAACAATCTGAATCAGAAAGATTTTGCTGGGAGAAGGATCTATTGAAAGGTAGTGAACAGCTTGGAAAGCTGGTTGCCCAAGACATCTGCTTAAACCTTACTAAGGAAGCAGAGAAACAGGGTATTACCTTCAAAGAGCACTGTGCTAAAACGAAGAACTACCATTGTAGCCTCTCGTCTAGCTCGTGCATCGAATTCGGGAGATCTGAAGGAGGAAAGTGGAATATCCTTACTAAGGGTGATTTCAAAGATTTCCTTCTCAGACCAATCCATGAAAATTTCGAAAGAAACAGCGACAACGACTGGGTCGATGTCCTGGGGAAATTTGTCTGTTCAGACGAGTTTACCACTCTCGAAACGTGGAGAATCGCTTACCTAGACACTCCATTAAATGGAGTTTATGGGGAAGTGATAACGCCCGGTTACCTGGAGGAAGGGACAGAGTCCTTTTCTATGGGAACCGATGCAAGACTTGGAACTTTACTCTTTGTATGGTCAGCGACCGTACAGAAAGAGAAAATGAGCCATTTTGATCTCGACGACATGGAAACTTATCCCAAAGGGAAAGTCTCCATTGTCAAAGAGCCTGGAGCTAAGATAAGACCAGTAACCGCGTCAGAGACATGGTTAAACGTCTTTCTAAGCCCAGCGGCACATACGTTGACAAAATTCTTTGAATCTTTGCCAGCATGCCGAGTTGGACTCTCGGATACAAACGGTTTATACCGGTTGTCTGAAGAGTACAAGAATCATCCGTCGGCGGAGGATTTCATATCTACATCAGATATGACGTCCGCTACCGATCGAGTACCACACGAAACAGGTTTCGGGATACTCAACGGAATTTCGAAGGAATTGTTCAAGCAAGGTGCAATTACACTAGCTGAACTTAAATACTTCAAGAAAGCTGCTGCTCTGTTAACTACCCCAAAACAGTTGACTTTCAAAGTCAAAGGATTGGAAAAGAGGTTAATAAAGCAGTACATTCACGACGGTAAGATAAACGGAACTGTCATCAATGATGAAGTTAGGTTTGCCAATTACCGCGGAGTGATGATGGGTGATCCAATCACCAAGATCGTGTTAACTGCAAGCAGTTACGGTTCTTGGCGAATGACTTGTAGGTCTCCACATAACGATGTGAGAGACTTCAAGCTGGTGACTACACCATCTCAGATTCGGCATTATTCGGGTGTCAAAACCTACGCATGCGCAGGCGATGATCATCTCGGAATAGGACCGAAAGATGACTTAGAGAGGATTCCCATAGTTATGCAAAGCATGGGCTATGAGATATCCTG